AAGAACTCAGTCAGCTCGTCGACCAGGACGATCTTTATCGGCTTGTTCTCGTCGATGATACCTTTTGTGTCGTCTATTGAGTCAGATCCGGTGAAGTATATTGTGTTCTGGTTCGCCTTATACTTTATTTCCATCGGATTGACGGTTATTTTGAAGTCTCTTTTCGGCTGTCCTAGGCGGGTGATTGCTCTTAGAGCTTCTTTGTACACCGTCTTTTTCAGCTTGTTGTGAAACTTTCGCAGCACGATGGCCGAGCAGTTGTCATCTTCCATGATGCTGAAGTCTACATCAATGCTTCCGGCTGACGACTTTGTTCCGGCTCTTCCTGTCGTGATGATGATATGTGTTTTATCGGTCGTAAAGATAGGCCAGAACTTCGGTATGATCAGGCTCTTCAGGCTGACGACGTTTTCTTTCTTATTCTTTCGGGATGTCATTGATAATCACCGCCCTTGGAATGTCTTCGCCACCGGCCTCGAGCAATTTTTCCTTGATCTCGACTTCTTTCTTTCTTATCTCGAGAGTTTCCGGCTCATTCGAGTAGTGTCTGTCTTTACCCCAGTTCTTTAGCAGGAACTTACCCGCTTCTGTGTCCGGAGGGAAGTACAATTCTTCTTCGAACGGCTCGATCGTCTCTACGTCTGCCTTTTTACGGCCTTTTTCGTCATAAAGCGTCTTTCTGATCTTGATTCCCCGCTTTATTGTTGTTTTTATGCCTACTGCCCTTTGAAACATTGCGTTTTCGACCTGTTCGATCGCCTGGAATCTTGAATTCTGGATTACGTTTCTTAGTTCAGCATGCTCTCTTATGTATTTCTCTAATGCGCTTATTGAAATGCCCAGATTGTCTGCAATCTGCCTTTGGGGTAGCCCCGCACGTGACATAGCCTCCACTCTGTCCATTTGTGGCAGCACAATGGTTTCGTATAAAGTTCTTTTTGGCATTATCTAAAGTGCCCGAATTGAGCTCTTTCTTCGTATTTCATCTTTTTCAGGCGTAGATCCTGAATGATCCTTTTCACAGCGCATTCTTTATACAGATCGTTTGGTGGCTCGATCAGGCCTTTATCGGTTTCGATATAAATGGCAAGAGGCTCCGGTTTGCCGATTGCATACGACAGCTGCACCTGGCACCATTTATTTCCTTTGAGATATCTTTTTGCTATTTCCCTGGCTTTGTACGCTCCGGATCTGTCTACCTTCGTAGGATCCTTTCCGGAGAACGCACCGCCGCCTACGTTTCCGAACGACTGATAGTTGTCTACGACTATCTTTCTTCCGGTCAGGCCTGCGTCTGCTTCAAATCCGCCGATCTGGAACTTTCCTGTCGGGTTGATCAGGTATTTTTCTACCTCGACATGATTCTCTCTGCAGATTCCTGCTGCGATGGCCTTTACTATTTCATCGGTGTGTTTCCTGTTTTCTTCGGTGTTCTGATAACAGATTGTGAAGGTCTTGATCTTCGTCAGGTAGTTGTTCTCATCGTAATACCCTGTTATCTGAGCTTTGCCGTCTGATTTGAACCTGGAATCGACTTTTCTTAGCTGATCGTAGGTTATTGCAAAGTCCTGTAAGATCACCATTGCCTTCGGAAGCTTCTGAGGCGTCTCGTTGCAGGCATATCCGAACATCATACCGTTATCTCCTGCTCCTCCGACATTGTCATTTGTTCCTCTGGCGATATCCTGGCTTTGTTTGCCGATATTGTTCAGGATCTTGTATTTGAGTGGATATCCGACGTCCTCCAGAACCCTTAAGGCTACCTTTTCGACGTCTACAGTGGCGTTTGAGGTCACTTCTCCGGTTATGAAGATGTTTCCTTTGCCGCCGCATACTTCTATTCCACATCTGGAATCCGGATCCTGCTCCAGGTACGCATCTAACAGCGCATCGGAGATTTGATCGCAGACTTTATCCGGATGTCCTCGGAATACTATTTCGTTTGAGTATAGTTTCATGTTCACCTCACAGTTTCACGGCCTTCTGGCCTGTGAATTTTTCCCAACGGTCTATTATCACGTCCACGTACTTTGGATCGTATTCCATCATGTAGCACATTCTGTTAAGCTGCTCGCATGCCATCAGCGTGGTTCCGGATCCTCCAAAGAGGTCCAGGACCTTCTCTCCTTTTCTGGAGCTGTTTGCGATCAGTTGTGCGATAAGTGGAATCGGCTTCATCGTCGGGTGTTCTTCACTTCTACTTGGTTTGTTCTCGTATATGATCGTCTCTCGTAAAGGTTCTTTTAATTGCCTTACGAGGTCTTTTAGTTCTTCCTTTGTTAATTGGTCCAGATCGATTGTTTCGTCGTACACGGTCGTATTGGTGCGGTCGTCGATGAAGTAATGCGCTGCGCCTTCCTTCCATCCGTACAGACACGGCTCATGCTTCCATTGATAGTCCTGTCTTCCTAGGACCAGAGCATTCTTGACCCAGATCAGCTGCTGCCTGGTCTTCAGGTTGTTCAGCCTTAGTGCTTCCTCGAACTCATAGACCGTCACGCTTGCATGCCAGATATAAAAAGCGCCGCCTTCTTTGAGGTAGCGCTGCATGTTGTGGAATGCCTTATCCAGGAATTCTATGAATTGTGCTTCCGGCATGTAGTCATTTTCGATATGCCGATCGGAGAAGTGATAGTCATATTTGTTTATCGCTTCTGCTTTGGATCCGTAGTCCACATTGTATGGCGGGTCCGTTACGACCAGATCGATCTTGTCACATTCGATCAACTTATCCACGTCTGTTTCTGATGTGGAATCACCGCACATTAAGATGTGTCTTCCGAGCTGATAGAGGTCTCCTCTTTTCGCTTTCGGAATGTAATCGTCGTCGATGCTGATCTCGTAGCCGTCTTCTTTGACGGTGTATTGCTCCAGTTCCTCCAGGATCTGATCGAAGCCGAACTCTGACATGTCTATCTGTTTGATGTTCTTGAGTTCTTCCTCCAGGAGGTCGTAATCCCAGGTTGAGAACTCTGATGTCTTGTTATCGGCCAGTCTGAATGCGTCGATCTGCTCTGGGGTGAGGTCATCAGCTATGATGCACGGCACCGTCTTAAGGCCCAGCCGTATGGCTGCCTTGTATCTGGTGTGGCCTGTGACGATGATGTTGTTCTTATCGATCACCATCGGCACTTTGAACCCGAATTCCTTTATCGAGGCGGCCACCTTTTCCACAGCCGTTTCGTTGTTTCTCGGGTTGTTCTCGTACATTTTTAGCTGATCCACAGCCATTTCCTTGATCTTCATTTTGCCTCCGTTTTTTATGATACGCTCCTTATTTGCCTTTACCCTGGTACCCTGTTTTCAGGCCTCCGGGCATAATAAAAGCGCAGGGGGTTTTCCCTTCTGCGCTATTTCTTCACGATACCATCTTAACATGGTTTTCCATGTGTCCCGTACGCACTTTTACTTTTTTGAGCACTTTTTTGCCTTTTTGGGTATTTTTCACCCCTTTCCGGGCACTTTTCACAGATTCTCTTTGATTTTTCTTTCGATCATGCTCAGCAGACCTGTCTTCGAGAGGTTGTATTGTGATGCCACTTCCTCTGCTTTCCATCCCCAGACGTAGATCAGCTCGACCAGGTGTTTTATGTCTGCAGGTAGGTGTCTCATTGCTTCGTCCACCTCTGCGATCTTCTTTCCGTAGTCGTCTCTGGTCCGGATCAGGCTTTCTTTGTAGTCTATGAGCTCCAGTCTTCTGGTTTCCTTGTTCTTCGGGTCTCCGTGTGTTCTTGGTATGGCGATGGTTATTGTCTTCTTTCCTTTTCCGATCTTGATTACTTCAGGGAAGGTTCCGGGGATCTTTGATTCTTCGTGTTCTATGTCTTTGATCAGCCTGTCGTATTCGGCGTATTTTTCTTTCCACCCGTTATACAGTGTGCATTTCTTTCTTAGTTCCTCCGAATCTCTGATCATCGCCCTTCACCTTCCTTTCCTGTTCTCAATAGAACGGCAAGTCGTCACTGCTTATGTCATCTAGTGATAGATCTTCTGCACCGAACATTGCCGGATCTGCATCTGCCATCGGATCTTCTTTCTTCGTTTCCTGCTTTGGCTGATCCTGCTTCTTGTATGCGACTATCGATACCGCTTCGCATATCACTTCTTGTATGAATACTCTCTTGCCGTCTTTTTCATATGATCTCGACTGCATTCTTCCTTGCAATGAGATCATGTCTCCCTGGTGAGCATAGCTTCCCAGGAAGTCAGCTGCCTGCTTCCAGGCAACGCAATTGATGAAGTCTGCTTCCGGTTGATTCTCTTTTTTAAATCTCCTCGGAACCGCTATCGAGAACTGCATCACTGACACCCCCGATTCCGTCTTCCGGATCTCCGGTGGTCTCGTCAGTCTGCCTTCGAGCGCTACTACGTTTATTGCCATTGTCTCTCCTTTTTCTTATTCTTCGGAATATACCGCTGAGGTAAATATCCCACAGTTCGCATCCGCACGCTATTGCCAGGAATATTGCTGTTAAGAATATTGCTAGTATCAGTGTGAATGCCAGTACTAGGATTACGATTCCTGATCCCAGTAAGATCATCTGGCCCAGGAACTTCATTGCTTCGATCAGATATTGCATTTATCCGATGTACGGGCTTTGCAGTTCGCAGCAAGCCACTTCCTCTCTGTGAGGAATCTTGCTCCAGTCGCCATCGTATAACGATCTTTCTGATATCATCAGGAATGGTCCATATTCCCTGGCGGCGTGAGCTTCGATCTCGCATCCTCTGGCTCCGTATTCCGTGTCGCATAATACGATTATGTCTGCTTTCGCCATCATCTGCAGAGATTTACCGAGATACCATAGGCCTTTGTTGGTTCCTTTTTCCATCATGCTTTCTTCAAAATCTTTGAAGTATGAGTCCATTATTTCAATGTTTTCTTCTCCGTAGCGATCCTTCAGGGCATTTTCGATGCTGTTTCTTCTCTTCAGGATCTCTTCCTCTGTGTAGCCTCTCATCGGCTGTGATACAAATACTTTCATGTTCTCCCCCTTACTTTTTTTCGAATACTGTTTTTCTGCAGGTCAGCCATACTGGTGGTTGTGTTGTTCCGCTTACTACGCCTAACCACACTTTCCCGTACAGCAATGCTGCGATTCTTTCTTTGAACGTCATCTTCCAACAGCTGACCAATTGTACTCCGTCGCTGTGCACGTAAAGTGGTCCGCATTCATCGTCTGTCATGGATTTTGGTTTGTTCAGCTGACCGTTCATTTCGTTGAATTTGATTGGCTCCATTGTTCTCCTCCTTTTCGTCTACTTTTGCAATCAGATCTCTCAGTTTCTTGTATGCTTTGATGTGTATTGCCATCGTGTCTTCATTGAAGATCGGATGGCAGATCAGATCGTGTATCTCCGGATCTGCGTATTCGTAATCTGACAGCAGTGATGCTGCCAGAGCGTCTCTTTGATTTACTGTCAACATTCTTTCTCCTCGAATAGCAAGCACGCCCTGGTGCTTCGCTTTTTATGTTGAGCGCATCTGGTTCTGCCGTATTTGTTTTTGTGGAACTTCTTATTTGGATTCGTGCATCTGATACCGAGCAGGTTTTCTTCGCCGTTCAGCCATTTGCATTTACCGCATTTCTTTATCTCGCTCATAGGTATTTTTTGATTACTTCCATTTCTCTACTTATGCATCTGAGGCTGCTTTTCAGTCTCTCATCGATCTTTCCTTGCGCTATTTCAGTTAGTGCTTTGAGTGTTTCATCAGCGTATTCCTCCGGTGTTTTTTTGTACATTCCTATCCATACACCTCTGTCGCTTAAGAATCGCTGCACCTTGCGATCTGCTGCGGCTGATTTTTCATAGTCTTCAGCTTTTTCCAGTTGCTCTTCTATTTTGGCTATTTCTTTAGCCATCTTTGTTCCTAACTCCCGGCCTATCTTGTATCTTTCTGCCTTATCAGCCAGATACGCTTTGGCATATTCCTTTTTGCTCGAATAGAATGGTATTCTTTCCTGTTCTAGCTGCGAATATACGATGTACTGATACATCCTCAGCGGATCGTTTATTTCCCTGAAGGACGCCTTTTTCTTGGGCCGTGGATTGATCTTGCATGATTCCGGATCGTAATAGTACAGGCCTACGTCTTCCGGGAGCTCTTCTTTCTTTATCATTCCTGTCGGACAGACGAAGTAGAATTTATTGCAATACTTCAGGTACAGATGCCATTTGTTGTCTGCCAGGAAGTCGGATCTGGACACCTTGATCTCATATCCGGTGATTGATGGTCCTGTATATGACTTCTCCACCATCAGCGCATCGAATATCAGCAGATCGTCGTTTCCGTGATAGTATTGTCCTCCGGTTCTGACTTCTGTTCCGAACCATCGACCGTATTGTTCGTTCATCTGCTCCAGGGCTATCTTTATTTCAGTCGAATTACACTTTCTTTGATTCATGCTTGAAACCTTCCTTGTAGAAGTCTCCGGATCTGTAGGCTTCATAGTTGTTTTTCCTCAGATTCTCCACGGTCTCTCTCAGGCCTCCTTCTACCCAGTAGCAGTTTGGGCATCCTACGAAGCCGGATATCATGATCGTCTCACCGACTTCCGTTCTTTCCCCACAGTACGGGCATTTGATTACGACCTTCATCGGGTCTTCGTTGTCTTCAATGATTTCTGCATTGGCTTCTGGTACCGTAAGACTGAGCCATGCTCTTTTTGGTTTGTTTTCTGTCATTTTCATTTCCCTTCGTAGACTACTTTGTAGCCTGTTATTCTAAAGCCTGTATTTTCTTTTTCTGCCCGGCTTAGGATCATCTTTAGCTTCAGATTCCTCCAGTCCGGATCCGTCTCCATGCTCTTCGTTTTGATCATGAAGTTTCCTTTCCTGTCCTCCAGAGTTATTGTTATCGTTACTTTCATTTGCGATCCTCTCCAGGGTTCTATCGATCTTGTAGTTGATGAATGTATCCATCGTCTCTTTGTTGATCTTGAAGATCAGTTTTGCCTGGTCTAGCATAATCTGAACATCAGCGATCTCTTCAGCAATATCGGCTTTGTTTTCTTTTCCTCGCATTGCCTTTGTTATTGCTTTAGTGAGTTCTGACATTTCTTCGATCAGGACTATCACCTGGGCTATGTTGCCATAGTGAGCTACGATCTTCTGTAAGTCTTTTCTGCGTATCATGATTTTTCCTCCGGGAATAACACTATCGGCAGATTCTCAAACAGTTCATCAAGGAACTTGATCGGATTCTTTGCTTCGATAAAGTCCTCTTTCTTGTATGGCTTTACCTGAATCGACGCTATGCCGTGTCTCTTCCTGATCATGCGCATTGTATTCGACGAACATTCTATCTTTCCTACGACGTATCCTTCCTGGATCTTCTCGATGCCGTTTAAGATCATTGTCTGGATGTGATCTCCGTAGTGCAGCTCCTGGTAGCTGAATGCCGGAACCGGTTGTCTGTCTTTCAGTTTTACCAGGTAGTAGGTAATCAGTTTCTTGTCAGTCAGAACGAACTTCTGATCCATGATCTGCCTCCTGTATTGTGCGTATTTCATTATTCTGTTCACGCCTTATTTCCTCCTTTACCCATCCGTCAAAGGACGGGATTTCGCTTCCTGTATCGAATGGGCATATGCTGCTTTCCCACGTGTTTTTGTGGAATGGACAGTCGACACAGTAGTGGTTGCTGCATATGTCGACTGTGATCTTGTGAACCAGGAGATCATATCCTGTGGCTTTTTCAGCTTCAGTCATTTTCATCTCCTTCGCTTTTTGGTTCAAACAGGCTGCATGCCGGATCTTTCAGTTTGATGTCAGATGCTTCCGAGTGTGTTATGCCCATCTTCTGGCATTTGTTGAATGAGCTGTTTCCATACCGGAAGTGGATGACGTGTGCGCATTCCTTGCATGTATGCGTTATGTCGAACCCGTACATCC